CAAGACGTTGGGATAACAATCGTGGCTACACGGATCGTGGATACAAGCCATACAATAAACGCCATGGCTAAGGTATTTCTTGTAGATCTCGAAGCAGTAGAAACAAGGTACACAGGCCAGTGGAAATCTCACTTGCCTACCTTGTTACAAAAAAGGGGACATGATGTTCAAATTATCTCTGGCCCTCAGGATATTCCTAGTGCCACTACTCCTGGTGCCTTTCTTAATTTTGGTGGTACCAATATATACAAAGCTAATCAGGTTGAGCAGATGGGCCGCTTATTTTGTAACGGAGCCGTTCATCCCGGTGATCACTTTATTTTTACTGATGCTTGGCATCCTGGTATCATAAACTTAAAGTACATGAGTGAACTGCTGGGCATTCCGGTAACAACACACGGATTATGGCATGCTGGCAGTTATGATCCTCAAGACTTCCTAGGTCGTCTTGTAGGCAATAAGCCTTGGGTTAGAAATGCCGAGAAGAGTTTCTTCTACGCATTTGATCACAACTACTTTGCTACAAATTTTCATATTGAGATGTTTATCCGTAACCTTATCAATGACGGAATGTTTGAAAATCCTTGGATAGAAGACGATGTAGCAGATGCCCTTAAAGGCGAATGGAAAAATGTAGTTCGTTCTGGATGGCCTATGGAATATATGTCTGATACATTGTTAATGTATAAGAATATGCCTAAACGTAATCTTATACTATTTCCACATCGTATTGCTCCAGAAAAACAATTGCCAATCTTTGAAGATCTTAAAAAACATCTTCCTCAATATGAGTTCAAAGTCTGTCAAGAATACCCGTTGACAAAAAATGAATATCATAATATGCTAGGAGAGGCAAAGTTAGTGTTCAGTGCTAATTTACAAGAAACACTAGGCATTAGCTGGTACGAAGGTGCGTTAGTAGATGCTATTCCTATGGTTCCTGATAGATTAAGCTACAGTGAAATTCATATGAAATCCACAGGAAAGAAGTCTGCCATAAGATAATCCAGTACATGGAAAATTATGAAAAGTTTTTACCAAGCCTAAATAAACAGGTCGATATATTAACGAATGATTTCTTTAGTTGCGATAAACTATTAAAGATGTTAAAATAATATGTCATCCACGACAATAACTCGGAGAAAAATAATTGACAACCAAATTTACACCGGATCCTGTAATTCACGCAGATGTGAATAAAGATTTTAAAGAAGAAAAATATGAACCATTAGGTAAAACGGTTTATATTAAAAAAGAAACAGCACTTGACGCAATGGCAGGCGACGGTGGCTACAAAGAAGCATATCTTGGTGATCATCTTCGCTTTAAAATGAAGCGTGAAGGAAAACGATTCTGGGCTGGAGATAATATCAGCGACTTCTTACACGAAGGCGATAAAGAAAAACTAATCGACGAAGCAACAGAAGCATTTGAACTAGTGCTAGATCGTTTGCTGATTGATCGTGAAAACGATCCTAACAGTCAGGGTACAGCACGTAGACTGGCTAAGATGTATTTTAATGAAATAATGGCAGGAAGATATGAACCAGCACCAGACGCAACAGCATTTCCCAACGACACAGCGGATCGTTATGAAGGTATGTTGGTTGTTCGCAGTGAGCTTCGTAGCATGTGCAGCCATCATCACCAACCCGTTACTGGTGTTGCTTATATTGGTCTTATTGCGGCTCAGAAACTCATCGGACTTAGCAAGTATACAAGGATCGCTCAGTGGTGTGCCCGTCGAGGTACTCTCCAGGAGGAACTTTGTAATGACATTGCTAGGGAGATCGGCAATACTAAGAAAGAATTCTTTGATAACATTAAACTACAACAGGAGTTTGCCCCAAGATGAGCACAGCCAAAGCCCTCACAGATAATTTAATACACAGAATGAAACATCTACAAGAATTTGTAGTTGAAAGAGACTGGGATTTGATCCCTGCAGGTGTTATTAAATTTAATATTCAACATACTCAAGGTGAACTTGCTAAAATATTCGTACATGCCATGACACAGCAAGAAGCTGAACAGCAGGTCGATGACTGGTTTGGCGAAGGAGTAGAATAATGCTGTTCGCTCTAGGTATGATAGTTGGAATCGTCGTTGGTGTCATCTTATGGATCTTTATTAGGAAATAATCATGTGGTTCAACCCTCTACGTGACGACCTAATGGTACAACAACAGATCTCGAACTCATGGGAACACTTTGTAGGTGTCATAATGCTTAATCAGACCAGTCGAAAGCCTGTTAAGACCTGCCTGCCAGAATTCCTATATTGGTTTCCCGATCCTATCACACTGATAAACGCTGATGAAGAATTCGTCAAAAGCATCATACAGCCTTTGGGAATGGTTAATGTCCGTTATAAGAGATTGATCGGAATGAGCAGAGGTTATTTGACCTGGGACGGAAATGATGCTACAATATTATATGGCATTGGTAAATATGGTTCAGACAGTTATGAGATCTTTTTCAAACAGAATTATACTGTCGAACCTACTGACAAAGAATTAATCCGTTATCTAGACCAAGAGGTAAGAGATGTTGTTGAAACTGCTTGAACGACTAGGTCGCAAACGTATCATCATGGATCGTGTAGATAACGAACCATATCTAGAACGCTACTATCTTTTTCTTAAAGATCGCGAGCGTTTTCCCTTTAACATATTCTTACATAAGTTCTTAAAAGGTGATCCCGATGATGTTCATGATCATCCATGGCCGTATGCTACACTAATTCTTGCTGGTGGGTACTACGAATGGGTCCCAGTGTTTAACACTCTAGGTAAAAAAATTAACGAAATAAAACACTGGCGTGGCCCTGGTCATTTTAGAATTTGTAGTCCAAACAGTTATCATCGTATTGAGCTAAAAGAAGGAGTAACTGCTTGGACGTTATTCATGCCAGGTCCTCAAAAAAGAGAATGGGGATTTCTTGTTAACAACAAATGGATACAAAACGAAAAATATATAGCACAACGTAAGGAGTCTAATGGTAAAGCGTAAAGTTAGTTGGATAGAATTCCAAAGCCTAATAGCAAAAATATGTAGAGATATCAGTTTAAGTAGTTGGCGTCCTGATTATATAGTAGGAATTACTAGAGGCGGATTATTACCTGCTGTAATGATCAGTCAATATTTTAATGTGCCATGTGAAGCATTAAAGGTAAGCCTTAGAGACAACGGCGGGGAACACGCTACTGAAAGCAATCTGTGGATGGCTGAAGATGCGTTTAATGACAAGAAGATTCTCATTGTTGATGATATCAACGATACTGGTGCTACAATTAATTGGATTTTAAATGACTGGCCTAGTGGATGTTTTTCTAACGATTCCAAATGGGCCGAAGTGTGGAATGACAATGTAAGATTTGCCACTGTGTTTGATAATCTTGCTAGCAAAGCTGAAGTGCCAATGGATTATATTGGCGAAGAGATAAACAAAGCAGAAAAAGATGTTTGGATTGATTTTCCTTTTGAAGATTGGTGGACGAAATGATTGATCAAAAAATTAAAGTTCACTGTACAGACGCAGGCAAAGACTTTGATATGCATATTTTAGGATACAAACCTAAAGCATTTTTAGAAGTAGCATTCCAAACTATTAAACTAAGATTGGCCTATATGGAACGTACCAAAGCATTTGTAGGAAGTTTAGGCGGGCGTGAATTTGTAGTTCGAGAAAACGATCTACCACAAGAACGTAAGGAATTTCAACGATGAACCAAACCGTAATACACAGTCAACCTCCGTGTATTGATGATTCAACAGACGCTCCATGGGAAACTGTTATTAGCGAAGACTTTCATACTAAGGTATTTGCTGACAAATATCCAGTAACTGAAGGCCATCTATTATATGTACCTAAATACAACACCGTTGCTGTGTTGATGGACTCGATTGAAGATGCTGTTCGATTTGGCAAACTACAAGTAGAGCAGGGTATATGGGACGGATTTAACGTAGGTCTCAACTATGGTAAAGCTGCTGGTCAAACTGTTGAATGGCCACATGTTCATCTAATACCGAGACGCAAAGGCGACATGGAAGATCCCACAGGTGGGGTTAGACATGTAATACCCGAAAAGGGAAATTATAGGAAATCAAAATGAAAAAGCAAATTGTCGAAACACTAAAGCAACATTTCGAAGCACACATTCTAAAACATAAAATGAATGTTGACATTATGTTAGCTAATCCTATGGCCATTCACGATCATACAGATCTTATGGATGCTATTGAAAAAGAAGTTGCTCAGATTGCTGAATATATGGATAAACTTGAAGTAATGGAAAAATATTTTAATGACTGAAATTAAGATACCTTGGAAAAATCAAAGTAATGTTTTTTGGAACGAAACTTGTGCTAAAATCCTTGAACACTTTGGTTTGCCAGGGGACAAATACACTACTGAAGTGTCTGCTGACGATATGAAGTTCTTTTTTAAAAACGAAAAAGATGCTTTCTTTTGCAAGCTAATGATCAGCGAGGAAATATGAGAGACAGGATTATCATAATTATAGCAGTGCTATTTTGTGTATTCATTATGTTAACTTCTGACTTAGGAAACCCGCGGACTAAAATTTATGATTGTACTATATCTGAAATCAGCCCTGACTTTCCTATCGAAGTTAAAGAAGAGTGTCGTAGATTAAGAAAAGAATATCACGAGAAAAATAACAGCAGGTATACCACATGAGTAGGGCATTATTTTTAGGCGATAGTCATACGTGCGGATATGTAACTATTCCCGGCAAGGTTGGCTTTGGTAGTTATAGTATGTGGAATGATAATAGCTACGCAGAGTCATACGCTGAAACTTTTTCTAAGCCAACATCGGTGTATGCGTTACCGGGCGTGTGTAATCGAATATATCCAGATTGGTTACGTGTTATGTTAGATAGACACCCCGACATTGACGAAGTGTATGTTTTATTATCTAGCTTTAATAGATTTGTTCTTGCGTTTAACGAAACTCTTTCGCAAGATACATTACCGGCAGATTTTTTTACATTAAAACACGAAAAAAAGAATCCGTTAGTTGATCTGTATTATGATCAAATATTTAAAGACGATCGTTTTCAACTTCTTAACAAACCAACATTTGAAGATTTTGGAAAAATTGCTGATATTAATTTTGATTATCAAAATGGTCTAATAAAACCAGATCTCCGAAAAGATACATACATGGATGTAAAATTATTCTTTGATCTAAATACTCATCTAGAACAAAGAGATTTTTTTAAAGATGTACTTGTTATGGATAGAATGTGTGAAGATCACGGTTGTAAACTCTATCTGTTTAATATGACCGACAGAGTAAAATTTCCGGAAAAGTTTGATTTTTATACAAAATTAAAGTCTACTATAATATCACCTGTTACAGTAGAATCGTTCTTTAGAAAGAAATTCATTGATCACAAAAAATATTATCTTGACGACAATGAACACTACAACAAATCGTTTCACGATTTAATTGCTACTAAATTTATTCCATGGCTAAAAACAATTTAAAAATTTTATTAGCAGGTGATAGTTTCTCTGCTAAATGGCCCGACAGTCCGTCTGGTTGGCCCGAGTTATTAAAAAAAGATTATAATATTACTAACGTTTCTCAGGCCGGAGTAGGTGAATATAAAATATTAAATCAGATTAAGAATCAAAATTTAGATAAATTTGATTTAGTAATAGTAAATCATACTAGTCCTTTTAGAGTTCACACCCTTAATCCCATACATCAAAGCAAGTTACACGCTAACTGTGATTTGATCTTTAGTGATGTAGAAGCTAATCTAGATCCTAAAAATGAAAGTACTGTTACAGCCTACAATTGGTTCAAACATCATTATGATGAACAATATCAAACAGATATCTACGATATTGTTAGAAGAGAAATTCGTAGATTGATTAAGCTGCCTTATCTAGCTATAGATCATACACCAACTAGTTGTAATCATGCTTTTGAAGAATTACACATGGATTTTACTAGTCACTGGACCTTTCATAGAGGACTAGTAAATCATTATACCGAAGAAGGTAATAAAATTGTAGCTCAACGAATTAAGGAGAAGTTGTATGAAATGGGTTTTAACTATTGATGATGACGGAGTAATAACCTTTCCGCCCGATCTCCTAGAAGCTAATGGTTGGAAAGAAGGGGATGTTTTAGTTTGGAAAGATAATGGCGATGGTTCTTGGATGTTATCTAAGAAGCTTGACAACGAGAACAAAGAGAGTGTATAATATTAGTATGAATACTAAATCTCACGAAATTATGAGCATTCTACAAGAAGAATGTTCTGAAGTCATACAAGCGGTTTCTAAAATTAATCGTTTTGGAATCGATAATTATAAACCAGGAAAACCCAAGACAAACAGAGAGCATCTGGAAGAAGAACTAGGTGACCTGTTAGCTATGGTTGATCTTTTAGAAAAAGACGGCATCATTTCCAAAGACAAAATGGAAAATGCTAAAAAAGCTAAATTTGAAAAATTAAAAAAATGGTCAAACATCTATGAGCAAACTTAAAATCGCAGAGCTGTTTTACAGCATTCAAGGTGAAGGACGTTATATGGGCGTGCCTTCTGTTTTCTTACGTACATTTGGTTGTAACTTTAAGTGTGCTGGCTTTGGTATGCCGAAGGGCGAAATGAGTACAGAAGTCGAAGCTATCGCTACTAGAATAGGAGAGTTTAAGCAGTATGAAGAACTTCCATTGGTTTCTACTGGTTGTGATAGTTATGCTAGCTGGGATCCTCGCTTTAAGGATCTTAGCCCAATGCTTACTAGCGACGCCATCGCAGAAAGAATCTCTGAAATTCTACCATTCAAGGAATGGCGGGACGAACACCTTGTCATTACCGGAGGAGAACCGCTGCTCGGGTGGCAACGTGCTTACCCCGAACTGTTAGATCATCCTAAGATGAAAGATCTCAAAGAGATCACGTTCGAAACAAACGGTACTCAAAAGCTAACTCCAGAATTTAAAAAATATCTTTTAGATTGGGGCATGGAAAATCGTGGCTATCATCGATTGACATTTTCGGTAAGTGCTAAATTAAGTTGTTCTGGCGAGGAGCGACATGAAGCTATTCGACCTGAGGTCGTCTGCGAATACGAAGAAGTTGGCTACACTTATCTCAAGTTTGTCGTAGCCACAGAAGAGGATGCCGAAGAGGCGATCGAAACATATGACATTTATAGAGCAGAAGGATTTAGTGGTCCTTGTTATCTAATGCCTGTAGGCGGAGTCGAAAGTGTCTATGCTCTTAACAATCGACGGGTAGCCGAACTAGCAATGAACGCAGGTTTACGTTATAGCGACAGACTACAGGTACCGTTATTTAAAAACGAGTGGGGAACTTAATGAAAAAAATCATAGATAAAGTATTTGGCCTCGATAAACTAAAGGCAGAAAAAGAAGCATTACAAGCAGCTAGAGATAAAGCTGTAGCCGAAACAGTTCGGGCACAAGAAGAAGCTGAGCAGGCTAAACTAACCCCAAAAGAAAGAGCTACTCATAAAAATGAGCCCTGGGTTAGCGTCCTCGACACCAAAGTAAATCCAGATAATATTCGAAATGGATTTTTCGAACTTGACTGGAACGACCAATTTGTGTTAAAATTAAAGCAAGAGGGTTACGGATTTGACGGTGATCCAGAAGAAGAAATTGTAGATCGTTGGTTTAGAGACATTGTAAGACAAATGTTATCAGAAGAAGGTCTTGATACTAATAGACCAGCAGGATACATCAATGTTACACCTATTTCTAAAGGAAAGTCCGAAGTTTCATGACATATATACTAGTAGATACTGCTAATACGTTTTTTCGTGCTAGACACGTAGTCCGTGGCGACGCTGATATTAAAATTGGCATGGCTTTTCACATTACCTTAAATTCCATACGTAAAGCATGGCAGGACTTTGACGGCAGTCATGTTATATTCTGTTTAGAAGGTCGATCATGGCGTAAAGATTACTACGAGCCTTATAAACGCAATCGCAGCGATGCTCGTGCGGCATTAACTGCTAAAGAACAAGAAGAGGATAAATTGTTTTGGGAAGCATTTGATACATTTAAAGAATTTGTATCTGACAAAACAAATTGTACCGTACTACAAAATCCCCAACTAGAAGCCGACGATCTTATCGCAGGATGGATTCAAAATCACCCGCAATCAAAACATGTAATAATTTCTACCGATAGCGACTTTGAACAATTGATCGCTCCTAACGTTAAACAATATAACGGAGTCAGCGAAGTCACTATCACACACGAAGGTTATTTTGATGCCAAAGGTAACAAAGTTAAAGACAAAAAAACAGGCGAAGAAAAAGCCGCACCCAATCCAGAATGGCTCTTGTTCGAAAAATGTATGCGTGGTGATACCAGTGATAATGTCTTCTCAGGGTATCCAGGTGTGCGTACTAAAGGCACAAGCAAGAAAGTGGGTCTTGCTGAAGCGTTCGAAGATCGTAAAAGCAA